GACGGCACACCGCTTTTTAGCTGCCCACCCCCCCACGAGGCGCCCCTAGCGTGTTCGTTTCCCCCCCAACCCGCTAAGAACCCCTGCACCTGGCCACCTTTTGCCCGCTACGCCTTACAGCGCCTCGTATAAGCGAAAGCTCGCCGGGCTCCTGAGCGGACCACCGGTGCAGTGCACGCACTGCGGCCGGCGGCAGGCCACGACGCTCGATCACTGGCCGCCGCTGGGGATGCACGCCCACCGCCCCGACGCCGACTGCTGCCGCCTGCTGCCGAGCTGCGAGGAGTGCAATCACCGCGGCGGGCAGATGGTCGCGGCGGGCACCTGGCGGCCGACTGCGATCCTCGCCGGCCCCGAGCCCGAGCCCGAGCGCCACGGTCTCGATGCATCGGACCGCCGCTGGCAGGTGCCGTGGCTGCAGGCGTTGTGCGGCGTCCCGGCCGACGCCGTCTGGCCCCGGCTGATGACCGTGCCGCATCCGCTCGCCGCAGACTCCCTCGGTGCGGAGTTCTGCGAGTGGGCCGCGGCGCGGGAGGGCCGGCCGCTGCGCTGGTGGCAGCGGCTCGTCGCGACCCGGCTGCTCGAGGTCGACCGCGACGGCCGGCTGGTGTGGGAGACGGCGACGCTGTCGACCGCTCGCCAGGTCGGCAAGAGCTGGCTGCTCAGGGAGCTGTGCCTGTGGCGGATGCACCAGGCCGAGCGGTTCGGCGAGCCGCAGGACGTCCTTCACACCGGCAAGGACCTCGCCGTCTGCAAGGAGATCCAGCGCCCGGCGCGGGTGTGGGCGAAGGGCCGCCACGACGGCCGCTACAAGGTGCGTGAGGTCAATGGGCAAGAGGAGATCGAGCTGCTGGCGGACGGATCTCGTTGGATGCTGCGGGCAAAGGAGGCCGTGTACGGCTACAGCGTCGCGCTGGGTGTGGTGGATGAGGCATGGAAGGTGCGCGCTGCAGCGGTAGACGAGGGACTGACGCCGACGATGGCCGAGCGCGAGCAGCCGCAGCTCGTGCTCGTCTCCACCGCGCATCGCAAGGCGACGAAGCTGATGCTGGAGGCCCGCCAGGTTGCCTTGGCCGCCCTGGAGGAACCGACCACCGACCTGCTCATCGAGTGGTCGGCGCCCGAGGGCGCGGAGATGGACGACGCGGCCGGGTGGCGGGCCGCGTCGCCGCACTGGACCACGAGACGGCGCACGCTGATTGCCAAGGCGCACGAGAAGGCGCTGGCCGGGGAGATCGAGGACCCCGACGAGCCCGACCCCGAGCAGTCCTTCCGGGCGCAGTGGCTGAACCAGTGGCCGCGCAAGCTCTCAGAGCCCGCCGGCGCGACGGAGCCCCTGCTGGCCGTCGGCGTGTGGGCCGAGCTTTCCGAGCCGGTCGTGTCGACGACGCCGCTGTACGTGGCGCTCGAGGATGACTACGGCCTCGGGGCCGCGGTCGCCGCCTGCCGTAGGACGGATGACGGGCGCCTCGAGGTCGACGGCTGGCTGCGCGGCGACTGGGACTCGGCGATCGCCGACCTCGAGCGGCTGGCTGCCTCGGCGCCCGTGCGGGGCCTGCTCGTCGGAGCGTCGCTCGTCGACCGCCTGCCGCCGGCGTGGCGGGGACGGGCGAAGCCGTGCGGAAGCAGCGAGACCCGCAGCGGCCTGGCGCTGCTGCGCGACCTGGCGATGACCGGCCGCCTGGTGCACGACACCACGACGTTCACCCTCGACGAGACCCTCGCCGCGACCGTCGTACGGGAGGCCCCGACCGGCCTGTTCCTCATGGCGAAGGGTCCGACGCATCTCGTCAAGGCGCTCGTGTGGGCCGTAGGGGCGGCGCACAAGCCGGCACGAGTGCCGGCGATCCTCTAGCGATTTCCCAAGCATTCCGGTAGACAACCGGAGTAGGCTCCGGTTTCGGTGGGCCTTTTCACCCGCGCCATCCAGCCGCCGGAGATCCCGAACGACAACACGCCGGCGCAGGCCGCGCCCGGCACCGTCGGACCCCCGAACGTCAACCCCGGCGACCCGAACGGCGTCCAGGTCGAGCCCGGCATCCCCGGTATCCCGCCGCCGGCGATCCGGCCGTCGGCGTGGTCCGGGTGGCCCGGCGAATGGAACACCCCGAACTGGAACGGCCGGGCCTCGGCGCTCACCGACATCGCCTGGAAGTGCCTGGACCTCAACGCGTCGCTGCTGGCGACGATGCCGCCGTATCTCGTCGGTGCGAGCCCGAACCTGGACGCCGACTGGCTGCTGAACCCGGACCGCAGCATCTACACGTCGTGGGAGGAGTTCGCCAAGCAGGTCTTCTGGGACTACCAGCTCGGCGAATGCTTCGTGCTCGCACTCACGAGGTACGCGACGGGGTGGCCCGCCAGGATGCGGGTCATCCCGCCGTGGATGGTCAACGTCGAGATGCAGAACGGCGTGCGGGTCTACAACATCGGCTCGCGGGACGTCACGAGCGACATCCTGCACATCCGGTATCAGTCGACGATCTCCGACGCCCACGGCCACGGACCCTTGGAGGCCGGCGCCGGGAAGATGGTCGCCGCCGACATCTTCGCCCGCTACGCCGCGAGCTTCGCCGCGTCGGGCGGCATCCCGACGTCGGTCCTCGAGCACCCCGAGGAGCTGACCGCCGAGCAAGCGAGCGCCCTGCAGGCCCAGTGGGTCGCGGCCCGCGTCTCGGCGATCGGCGAGCCCGCCGTCCTCTCGGGCGGCGTGACGTTCAAGCCGGTGCAGGCGAGCCCGAAGGACCTCGCGCTCGCCGACCTCTCGAAGATGACCGAGGCCCGCATCGCGGTGCTGCTCGGGGTCCCGCCGTTCCTCGTCGGGCTGCCCTCGGGCGGCGACCCGATGACCTACTCGAACGTCACGGCGATCTTCGACTACCACTGGCGCGCCGGCCTGCGCCCGCAGGCGCAGACGGTCATGGCGGCGCTGTCGCAGTGGCTGCTTCCCCGTGGCACCACGGTGGAGGTCAACCGCGACGCCTACATCCAGCCCGAGCCCGAGGCCCGCGCCCGGACCGCCGAGATCCTCAACCGGATCGTCGACCCCGTCTCGGGGCAGCCGGCGCTCACGGTGCAGGAGATCCGCGCCGCCGAACGCATCGACGAAGGGGCCCTGACATGAACGAGCTGATGGTCCGGTCGGTCGCCGAGTACGGCGTCGACTACCCCAAGCGCACCATCGAGCTGGTCGTGATGCCCTATGACACCGAGACCGTTGTCGACCAGCCCTACGGGCGCATGGTCTTCGAGTCCGTCGCGCCCGGCGCCTTCTCGGGCATCCAGCGCCGCGTCGACCGCATCCGCGTCAACCGCGACCACGACATCGAGCGCACGATCGGCCGCACCGTCGCCCTGCATCCCTCCCGTAAGGAGGGCCTGGTCGCCGAGCTGCGGATCGCCAAGACGCCGCTCGGCGACGAGACGCTGTCGCTCGCCGACGACGGCTGCCTCGACGCGTCCGCCGCGGTGCGCCCGCTCGACAACGGCATGGAGTGGACCAGGGCACGCGACCGGGTGCGGTTGACGAAGCTGTGGCTCGAGCACATCGCGATGACGCCGCAGCCGGCGTATGAGACCGCCAACGTCCTCGCCGTCCGCCACGCCACCGAGCCCGCCCCGGCCGCCGGCGCCCGGCCGAACCTCGAGCGAATCCGTGCGGAACTGCTGGTCGCTCGTTACGATGCGCTGAGTCGCTGATCTATCGCCCGTTGACGACCCACGTGGTGGGGCCGGGCGCGCAGGGGACGCGGCAACAACCAGATCTGGGCCTTGCCCACCGTTGTTGTCCCGGAGGACCCCTGCATCATGCGACAGACCGACCAGATGCTCGCCCGCTACACGGCGGAGATCGAGGATCGCCAGAACTTCATCGACGGCCTCGTCGAGGACGCCGAGAAGGAGAAGCGCGACCTCTCCGACCAGGAGATGGAGCTCATCACCCGCGCCCGCGACCGCCTGCAGGTGGTGACCTCTCAGGTCACGCCGCTGAAGGAGGCCCGGCGCATCAGCTCGGAGTCCGCCAACGAGGTCGCCGAGCTGCACCGCCTGTTCAGCGAACACGAGACCAAGAAGCCGCAGGAGGTCGCCTACCGCTCGGCCGGCGCCTACATCCTCGACTACTGGAAGGCCGGCCTCGGCGCCTCGGAGGCCGCGGAGCGCATCGAGCTCTTCAACCGCGCCGCGGCCCACCAGACGACCGGCGACAACCCCGGCCTGCTGCCGTCGCAGATGCTCGAGCCGGTCATCAACTTCGTGGACGCCTCGCGGCCACTGGTCACGGCGCTCGGGCCGCGCAACCTGCCGGCCGGGTCGTGGAACCGGCCGAAGATCTCGCAGCACACGAACGTCGCCCCGCAGGGCGGGGAGAAGACCGAGCTGGTCAGCCGCAAGATGATCATCGGGATGGTGCCGGTCACGGCCGCGACCTACGGCGGCTACGTGAACGTCTCGCGCCAGAACATCGACTGGTCGCAGCCGGCGATCATGGACCTCGTCATCAACGACCTGGCCGCCGTCTACGCCCAGGAGACCGAGAAGGCGCTCTGCGTCGCCGTCGACGCCGCGACCACCGCCGGCCCGACGATCCCGACCGGCCCCGCCACGCCGGCCGCCGTCAACTCGGCGATCTGGACGGCCGCCGGGGCGGTGTACGCGGCCACGAAGGGCGCCGGGCGGGTCATCATCGCCTGCAGCCCCGACACCCTCGGGCTGCTCGGCCCCGCGTTCCCGGCCGTCAACCCGACCAACGCGATCTCGACCGGGTTCAGCGCGTCGGATATCGCCAGTGGCCAGGTCGGCTCGATCAGTGGGCTGCCCGTGGTCGTCAGTGCCGGGTTCGACGCCGGGACCATGATCGTCCTGAGCACCGCTGCGGTGGAGGTCTACGAGGACCGCATCGGCTCGCTGCAGGTCGTCGAGCCCTCGGTACTCGGCGTCCAGGTCGCGTACGCCGGCTACTTCGCCGACGTCGTCATCGACGCCACCGCGATCGTCGAGATCACGAAGACGCCATGAGCGGCCAGCAATTCGATGACCCGAACAGGGAAGCGGTCGGACTGGAGCCGGCCTGGGCGGAAGGCTCCGGCGGCAGCGACACCTCCGCCGGCGGAGGGCCGCCTCCCGAGGGCAACGGCGCCGACCTCGACGCGATGACCAAGGACCAGCTCCTCGCCGAGGCCCAGGCCCGCGGCCTGTCGCCGGCGAACGCCGGCATGACCAAGGACGAGCTGCGGGCCGTCATCGACAAGGGCTAGGGCGATGGCGTACGCCACCATCGACGAGCTCGCCACGGCACTGCGGATCACCGTGACGGCCGCCAACCAGGCAAGCCTCACCGCTTGCCTGGAGGCGGCTGCCCTGGAGATCGATGACGCCGTTGACCGCGTCGAGCCCCTGGACCCGGCGGACCCGCTCGCCAACCGGGTCAACATCCTGCGCGGCGTCGAGTGGTGGAAGGCCAACGACGCCGCGTTCGGCGTGCTCGGCGTGTCGGACACCGGGACGCTGCAGGCGCCGCGGAACACGATGCGCCGCCACGCGATCGCGCTGTTGCCGCACAAGCAACAGTGGGGCGTTTCGTGAGCACCGCGACGCTGCTCGGGCTCGCCCAGCTGCGCCCGGCGGCGGCCGACGTCCTCGCCCCGCTCGAGGACACCGACCCGTACGTGTTCACCGACGCCGTCGACTCGCTGACGCCGCCGGCGCTGGTGCTCGGCTGGGATGACCCGTGGCTCGAGCCCGGCGTCGGCCTCACGACGATGGGGCCGTGCCTGTGGACGGCGCGGCTGCAGGTCACCTGCGTCGCCGGGCGCCTGGAGCCGGGCGCCGGCGTCGACGTCCTCGAGCAGCTCGTCACCCACGTCGTCGTCCGCATGCGCGACGACGCCTACCGCTGGCCGCTGGACCGCGTCTCCGCGCCGTTCCAGCGTGACCTCGCCGGCGTGTCCTACCTCGCCTGCGACGTCGTCTACGCCGTCCCCACCGCCATCTAGGAGCACGCATGACCGCCCCGGTCGCCGAACCCACCCCGCTGATCCTGACCAACGCCTCGCTGATGATCGGCGACGTCGAGCTGGCCTGCGTCGCCAACCACATCGAGCTGAGCCCGGACGTGTCGATCACGACGCTGGACACGTTCTGCGGCAGCCGGGACTACCCCGGCGTCATCAAGTGGTCGCTCGTCGCGACGCTGTACCAGTCGTTCGATCCCGAAGCAACGGAAGCCGCCCTCGACGCGGTCTGGTCGGCGTACAAGGCCGACGGCTCGCCGGCGTCGTTCCGGGTCGCCGGCTACCGCGACCAGCCCGTCAGTGCGACGAACCCCGAGTGGACGGGTGAGGCGATCCCGCAGCCGTGGTCGCCGATCAACGGCGACGCCGGCGACGCCTCCACCGTCGAGCTTGAATGGTCGATCGTCGGCGAGCCGACCAAGAACATCGTCCCCGTCCCGTGACCGACCCGCCCGTCTCGGTCAAGGTCCGCGGCATCAAGCAGCTGTCCGCCGGCACCGAGCGGCTGCTGCGCAACATCGACTCCGCGACCGTCCACGACGCCGTGCAGGTCTCTGCGGAGCAGACCGCGAGCACGCTGCGCGCCAGGGTGCCGGTCCGCAGCGGCCGGCTGCGCGCCAGCGTGCGCAACGTCATGCGCGGCAAGGTCGGCAGCGTTGAGATGGGCGCCGGCCTGCCCTACGCCGGGTGGATCGAGTTCGGCGGCAGCCGCGGCCGGCCGCGGTCGCGCCGCGGGCGCTACGAGTACCCGACCGCGAAGCGGACCGAGCGGGCGTTCATCAAGCACTGCGAGACCGCGGCAAGCTCGGAGATCAAGGGGATGAGATGGCCGACGCCACGATGACGATCCCCGACGAGGTCGTCCTCACCAAGGCCGAGATCGCCTCGCCGCGGTTCACGCCCCGCGAGCTGCGGCTGATCCGCGAGCACACCGGCCTGTCGCTGTCGCAGATCCTCGGCGACGAGGACTCCGATGACAAGTTCGTCGTGTTCGGC